GCCTAATACCCCCGAAGCTACAGCCGTTGCCCCGGTAGAAGCCGCTAGACAGGCCGCTGAAGAACAACTGAAGGCCGCTACCGCCCCCGCGCCGGTACAAGAAGCCCCGCCGGTAGAAACTCCTCAGGCTGCTCCCCCTATCGAAGCCCCGCCGGTAGAAACTCCTCAGGCTGCTCCCCCTATCGAAGCCCCGGTAGAAGCTGCGCCTTTAGTATCCGTTATGGACGTATCGCCCCGCTACCGCCCTGCGTTTAACAAAGGGATGCTCGAAGCTGCAGGGGGTAAAGAATTTACGGACCAAACCAAAATAAACAACAAGCCCCCTGCGTGGCAGGAGGCCTATAAAGCTGGCTGGGAGTTTACGAAAGCCCAGAACGCAACGGTAGAAGCACCGAAGGTAGAAGCACCGAAGGTAGAAGCACCGAAGGTAGAAGCCCCGGTAGAAGCCCCGGTAGAAGCCCCGAAGGTAGAAACTGCGCCCGCCGCCGAGCTACCCCCTCACGCCGTAAAGTCTTTGGGCGTACTCGACAAACTGGCTTTTGATGCCCGGGAGGATGTGGCTAAGACTCACGAAGAAGGAGACGCCGAGAAAGTTGGTATCCTCAACAACAGAGTGTCTGCCCACGCACAGGTAGCCATAGACGAAGTTAAAGAGCTTAAGAAAAAGCAATTAATTAGCAAAAACCTTGAGGGCGATGTTCCTACTGTAGAAGACACTGCGGCTGGTAAGCCTGCTGAGGAAGCTTCGCGCCCCGTTGGTAACGACGTTCAGTGGGTGACCCGTGATGCCATAGATGAAATAAAGCGGGGTAACTTCGATGAAGCCTTGCACCACCTCGAAAGCCTGAAGAAAATAGCCGATGACGGTGATTACGCCAAGGAGAGTGCGAAATTCAATCCTAGGGAAGAGAACCGCAGCTTTGCTCGTTTCAAGGACGACACCCGCCAAGAACCCGCAGCTAGGTTTCCCGGCGCAGAGCAACCTGCTCTCAAGGGTAGGCAGACAGATAAGGGTACGGTTACTACGTTGGGGGAGCCGACCGAGACCTACACGAAGCGCACCGCAAGGACTGCGATAACCAAGCTCCTAAAAGACAGCAAGATTACCGACTCTAACGCGACGATGGCGCTGGAACGGCTTGATGGGAACTACAATCCGACTAATCTTGTTGCTTACGTAAATGAGATCGCTAAAAACAAAGCGGAGAAAGAGGCGGGGACTATCGCTACCCCGGAATCTCTATCTCAGCAGGGGCAGGTTAGGTCGTTCCAGAAGTCTGGCGAAGCCCCCAAGCCGGAAGACCTTAGCGGTTCTGAGCTTACCCAAGGTGTGTTCTCCGATGAGTTGGAACCCCAGAGGCAGGCAGTACACGCCGACCTTACTCGGCGGCTCCGTTCCCTCGGTCTTGGCGATGTGTCTCTGGTTATCGCTGACAGGATTTTGCACCCTTCAGCCAAGATTTTTGGGCAGGCCGCGCACGATGTTATTGCCGTAGCACTGGATAGTACGGATCGTCTTGGCACTCTTAACCACGAGATCATCCACAGTATGCGGGCTTTGGGGCTGTTTAGCACCCCGGAGTGGAACGTACTCACGCGCCGTGCAGAAGCTGAGTGGATTAAGAACTACGAGATTGAGAAGAAATACCCGGAACTTGATCGTGCTGGTCAGATAGAAGAAGCCATTGGCGAAGCTTTTGCAGATGTACATAGAAACAAGCTCCCCGATACTTTCTTGGCCCGCTCCCTTGCCCGCATCAAGAACGCACTCCGCGCTGTTAAGGATGCTTTTGCTAACCGTGGCTTTGACACACCGGACAAGATATTCAAGAAGATAGAGAGCGGCGAGATCGGTGCCCGTGAACGGCAGATTCGTGGAGATGCAGCAGAAGTTAAGTACCAGAAGGCCGCTCCGGGAGAAGTTGCTGACGATGTTGGTGAGTCTTATGTAAACTTGCGTAATACCAAGGACGGCATAGATAAGTTCAAGAGCGCATGGGAGGCCATGTCTGTCGGCGGTCTTCGTAAAGTGTTATACACTTTCACCACTAGCGACCTTGCCAAGATTATCGGGGACCGCATCCCTGCCGTGAAGAAGATATCTGAAGCTGTCCGCGCTAAGGAAGAAACCCGCCGTAGGCTCATGAACGAAGCTTCGGGGATGCTGGATCAGTGGTCTAAGCTGTATCAGAAGTCCCCCGAGATGGGACGCAAGTTTAGTGACTGGATCAATAAGTCTACGCTCTACCAAGTCGATGCCTACAATAAGGGCACGCTAAAAAATGCAATAGACTCGGATAAACGCTACGGCGAATACGATATCCACGAGACCAAGGAACGAGACCAACGCGCGGCGGAAATCAAAGAAGTCTACGACTTGGCTAAAACGCTTGAGACGTACGACGCTAACCATGGGCAGGGTAGTGGCAAGCAGGGTGGTGGTTGGGGAGATTTGTATCGGCAGGTGCTTGACCGATATAAGCAGACGTTTGATGACCACTTCTCCCAGCTAGAGGAGAACGTAAAGGACCTACAGTACAAAGATAAGAACGATGAGAAGGAGGCGCTGTCCAAGATTGCTGCGCTTAAGGCTCGGGCGGCTGTGTTTGACGTTTACGCCCCCCTGATGCGGTTTGGTAAATATTGGATGCGTATAGGTGACATCAAGAACGGTGGCTCCTACCATATGTTCGAGAGCGCCCGGGAACGTAACTTTGCACTACGGAAAATAAAAGAAGCGGACCCTACACTGAACGGGCCCGGACGTACTGACTTAGGAGATAGCTTCCGCAGCCTGCGGGATAAAGTTGGCAATGCTGACGGGGCCCTCAAAGACATCTTCGATATGCTGAACGACAAGGTAAACTTGAAGGGCGACATAGATATAAACGAGCTTAAGGATAAGGTGACGCAGCTTTATCTTAACACGTTGCCCGGTGCGGATATCCGCAAGTCCATGATGCACCGTAAGAATATCGCTGGGTTTAGCCCCGATGCTCGGCGTGTGTTTGCCGCCCACGAAATGACCAACGCTAACCAAGCTGCCCGTCTTGAGCATGAGCAGAAGGTTAGGAATTTTGTTACCGAGGGATTTGATATTCTCAAGCCCAGTGAGGCAGACGTAGCCCAGCGCCCCCCACAGGAGCTTCTTAAGCTGCGTGCGTATATGGAGCATATCAACAAGATCGTAGATAAGGAGTTCTCCTACAAGAGCCCCGATGATATTGGGTTGGACCAGATGGCAGCTTTGGGTAACAAGGCTGTATTCTACTATATGTTGAGCGCCCCCAAGTCCGCACTTGTGCAGATGACCCAGCTACCCATTGTCGGTATGCCTATCCTTATGGCCCGGCACGGTGTGTACGCTACGATTAAGACTGCTGCTAAGTTCTCCAATGTCCTCAATTCACTTGCTCCGCGCGGTACCGATAACCCCCTTGAGTGGAAGCAGCCGTCTGTCATAAACTCCAAGATGTTCAAGAAGATGAGCCAAGCGATGAAGGACGGCTACGCGGACGCGGTACGGGAATACGACCTATTCATGGGTACCCGTGCTAATGACTTGACCGGTATTGCTCGCTCTTACACAGACGACAGCATGGGTCCGTTCAACAAGGCGTTCCACAAGACCCTCGACATTATGAGCGGTTCCTTACACCACATGGAGCGCATGTCGCGCGAGATCATGTTTGGTTCGGCGTTAGAACTCGAACTTAATAAGATGGTGAAGGAAGAGGGCGTGAAAAACCACGACGCCCTTACGCCTGAGATGAAGAAGGAAGCCTACAAGAAGGCTATAGACCAGACCTACGAGGCTCTGTTTGACTACAGCACGTACAACAAGCCGCTCCTCATGAAGCAGGGTCCTATCTACAAGACTGCTACGCAGTTCATGACTTTCCCCGTGAACATGACTTCGTATCTAATCCGTAATGGGTACATGGCTTTGAAGGGCACGAAAAACCCGGGGGAACGCGCTGCTGCTGCGACCAAGTTCTTTGGTACTTTGGGTATGACTTGGTTGTTTGCTGGTGCGGTGGGTATGCCGATGTACAGTCTTGGCATGGGTCTCTTAGATGCCGTGAATAACGAGTTCGGTTTGTTTGGCGAAGACGACGAGTTCTTTACCGACGCTGACGGCAACCCGCTTGGTAAGAAGAGCATGGACCTGTGGTTCCGTGAGAAGTTCCTGCCCAGTATGTTTGGTAAGGACAGCGAGTTCCAGAAGGCCCTCGGCTTATCCGATAACATGGCCGATCTGGCTCAGAGGTCTGCAAAGATGGGTCCGATCTCGGCTATTACGGGCTGGGATATCGGTGCTTCGGCTTCGCTTAATGACATGTTCTTCCATGATGATATCTCCACGGCTAGTGCCCAGAACGCCTTGTCCCAGTTCGCCTACAACCGGTTCTTCGGAGCCTTCGGCAGCATGGTAGCCCAGAGTGCTTCCGGTGTTGAAGATATGCGAGATGGTAAGTGGTTGCGTGGTATGGAGAAGCTATCCCCGGCGTTCCTTCGCGGTCCTATGCGGGCCTACCGGTTCTCTCAGGAGGGCAATCTTACCCCGCAGGGTGACGAAGTACGCAATGCTGAATGGTACACGACGGGTCGGTTGTTCCAGACGGGCTTGGGTTTTGGTGATACCGAAGTAGACGAAATCCAGAAGAAGAACTTTTTGGCGAAGAAAATAGTTGCCGACATGCAGAAGGAACGCCAGAAGGTCGTGGATCGTTTCACTGCTGCTAACGTAAGTGGCACCGACGACGATATAGACGCGGCGTGGGAACGGGTAGACAAGTACAACGACAGGAATATCGCCCTACCTATTACCAGCCGTACGCTTACCAGCGCAGTTAAGAACCGCAATAAGCGCGCCAGCATGGCTATGGAAGGTCTGGAAGTCCCGACGAACCTGTACCCCGAGATCAGCGACATCATGGATACGTCAGCAGTAGACCTAGAATAAAAAACCCCTCGCCGGTTAGGACGAGGGGGAGGGTCTATGAACACAACAACCAAGAAGGAAAGAAGGAGCAACCTCAGTCCTACGAGCAATATACGTGGCTATTTCACTTACGTCAAACCCGCCATATTCGGACGCCCTTTATACCTTCTACGATAGTAGTCTTAGCTACCACCTTGATTTTCAAGCGTTTTAAGACAACACGCATTTCTTTTTGTGCGGCCTCGGGGTCCAAGCACGGGAAGAATAACGAACTCCCCCGACTGAACTTGTGCCAAGGCACATCGTACTCAATCCCCGCTACCTGCATCTGGGGTATCAACCTCCGGGATCATATTCTGTACTACCATGCCCGGGAACTCGGGGTTATTGGTGTCAAGGAACAGGGAGTGTACGCCGGGTGAACTCACCTTCATGCCCTTGCTAAGGCGCTTGGTGTCGATATTCTTGAGGATACCCTTGATCTCCAGCATCTTGATAAGCTCCTTGTAGGATACCTGACTTTTGGAGCAGTCGGTTTTGAACTGCTTCACCGCAATATACATCATCTTGGTATCGGGCTCGTACCGGATAACCAACTCACCCTTGGGTTCCATAACAGGCATACGGGGCATCTGAGTAGTGGCGTCGGGGGCGTCCTGAACAACAAGTGTGTTCTGCGAGATGTGCCGGTTGATGAAGTCACCAATAATAGACATAGAGTTCAGCATAGGCGGGGATACTTCCTTACGTAGTTCGCCTACCATGCCGCATGCCCAATCATAAATAGCGTTCAAATCCCAGTCGTCTAGTAGACCACAGCGCCTCTTAGCAATAATACCGCCGACGATGTTCGCCGCCACGATAGAAGACCAGAACCGCTCCCGCTGCGTTAGGCGCAACTCGGCGTCAATCTTAGTTTGTATCTGCCGAAGAAAGCTCTTGGTCTCTTCCAGATTGTTCAGTATCCACTGCATGTAGATATCGCCTGCGTACCCGTAGTTATCAAAAAGCTGCTGGTCGAACATCTGCTTGGCAAAGGTCGGGTCTAGAACATCAGTAGGTTCGATGTGGTACTCCATAACGCGCATCATCTCGCCGTCAGGGCTGCTCTTCAGGGCACCGAGCTTGTCGTAGAAGGAGGCGTTGGAGCTGCTAAGGGAAATCAGGTTCCACCGGGTGTTATTGGCGCGTAGCTCGTTGGAACTCATCTTCATGCGGTCCTTACCGCTGCCGGTTGACACCCCGTAGATCATGTCTGACAGTTGATCTGCACGGATATTGGTGAGTTCGTCTGGACATACTGGGATATTGTTATGCACACCCAGCTTGTGAGTGAACCCGTTCGCCGTGTCCCCAGTAAAACAAAGCTTCTTGGGGTGGCCGTATACGCTGTTGCACATGTGAAGGACAGTAGATTTACCCTGCCCAGACTGAGAATTGATAAGGTTAATCATCGCACCGCTCTGACCAAGAAAGCCAAACAGTGGGGCTCCGAAGGCAGTAAGTGCGCCGAAAGCGTGGGGCTCCAGACCCTTCTTACCGTATAGATTAAACACTTCTTTCCACTTCTCTAGTGTCCCGGAGGGCACCATGCGCGAAGCGATTTCCTTAGTGGCGAGGGATGGCGGGCTATGGAAAACGCCGTCCTTAGAAATCTCCCGATCCCCGATAATAAACTTGCTGTAGTCGTCAGCCCAGCCAAATTGAAGCCTCATGTTTTCTGCCTTTCTTTCATATTGGACATCTTTAACCATGCTCATAAGATACTGCGATAGGTACACATACTGTACGTCGGAACATAACACGCCGTACTTAGCTAGGGCCGCACGGAGCCCCTGCTTATCAGCAAAAACGGGTTTAGGGATCATGAACTGCCGCACCCCGTCTGTACGCAAGTGAACTCTAAACACAATAACGTCGCCCTCTGTAGGGTCGTTCATGCGCTTCACTACGTATAGTGGGTACTCGTACACTACATGCGACGACTCTTGGTCTTCGCCTCCCCGCTTCCCTTTCTGTTTTACTCTGACGTAGATCGCGTTGGACGGGCCGCGATAGAACGGGTCCGGGTACGGCGGGATGCCGGGGATTTCTTCCTCTTCGCCCTCTTCGGGGTTCGCATCGTCTTTGAACCTTTCGCTCCGAGTAAGCTTTCGGGCTGGGACGGGCTCGCCTTCTTCGAGGTCTTCGGGTTCTTCGGGTTCTTCGGGTTCTTGGGCGACGGCGATACTTTTTCCGAGAACAATGGGGCTGTTAAATCTCCCCGCATGAGCGCACCCATCACAACCGCCCGGGTTATTGCGTTCAAATACTCCGCAAGTTGCGGGTCCGAGGATGTGCTTAATCTTTCCTTCAACCACCGCAGGGTCGTAGTCTGGATGTCCTGAAGAGAGTTGGTGTATAGCAGTGTCTTTGTCAGTACAGAATTTCGCAACGGAGAGCGCATTAAACCACCTTGGTTCTGCTAGGGTTGCCCGGTCTTGGTAGCACGAGTTAAGTTGCGCGCAGCCGGGTTTGGCGCGCATGATTTTGTCGAAAAGGGTTACTTCGTCACCCCGTAGGGCGAGCGTGAGTGCTGATAGGGGGCGAGTACTTAGCACCAAGGGGGCTACAGGGGCCACTACGTTACCCAGTTTCCTCGAAAAGTCGTCTATATCCACGGGGTTTCCGTAGTTGACGATCTTAACTTCCTCTGGCGGGCTGTCCTTAAAGTTCAAAGTTCCGGGCACACGTAGTACGCGCGCTACCTCAAACACAGCAGGGTCAACGTAAAGGTTCTGCTCCACGCACTTTCTACGCAGTGCGTCGGCTACCGGCTCCCAGACTTCGCGGGTTACAGTCTTCTTGAGGGACCAGTAAACATGTAGTCCGCGACCACTATTAACAACAATGGGACGAGGTAGGCCAACACATTTACAAAAAGCCATAAGGGCCGTAAGCCCCCCCGCCTGATCCGCGTACCCGGAAGGTTTACCTGTCTTATCATTTACCTTAGCCTTCTCCTCACCGCAGTCTATGTCTAGCCAGAAAGCTTTCAGCCCAAGTACGTTATCCTTGGTCCTGTTCGTAGGCTCCTTGTACTTCGCTACAGCGAAGAAGGCATTAGTCTGGTTGTTTACTAGTTGCCGTAGAGTTTGGTCTACCTCTTCGCGGGTCTTAAGGAACCTCTGGGTAACCTTTTTGTCCCTGATCCCGACAACACAGAACCACCCCTTTGTGGATTGCACTGCACTGAGAAGATCAAAATCGGACATGGGGGGATCATTTTAGAGAGGAAGTTATATTCTTTAAGTCTTGTAGTGAAAGCCCCTTAGCAAAACCCGAAGGCTTACTACTAACCTCGTTCGCAATCACCAGTTGCCTCCCCACTTTTACTAGGCCGGGGCAGTTCATTACCTTACCTATCAGTTCAATATTTTTTCCTTGGCGGAGAGCAGAGAGGGGTTGTGGTTCGCCAAGTGCTTGGCGTAAACCCCCTAGGTTTATAGCCATTTAGTAAGCTCGGGTAAGGCGTGTAGAGGACTGCTCTTACCAGTGAACCAGTTATAGATAGTCTGGCGGCTAACATCGAGTTTCTCAGCTACATAGGAAACGGAGAAGCCTGCCTTGATGCAGAACCTACCGAGTTTTACCCCGGTAAGCTTGCTGTCGGCCTCTTTATTCCGCTTGATGAGATCGACACTATACCCGACGCTCATTAGTCTTCACCCCAACCCGACACCATGTCAGACAGAGATGCCCGTGCCTTGGGGGCAGCTTCAGCCTTCTTAGCCGAACGCTTGACGGGTTCCTTGACTTCAGTGACCACCGCTTCTTCGTCTTCTTCCGGCTCGTCAGTACGAGCTATCTGCTTCACAGCGGGGGGCTGCTTAGTAACTCCATCTGCCTGCGCCACAGTAAGCATGGTGTATGCCTTGGTTTCCGGCTTGGCTTGGGCTTCAAGGACAAGGTCATACTCTTCGTCCGACACTTCGCGCAGGGCGTTAAACTGCAACTCCATGCTGTCGGCGTTTAGATCATAGCTAATAGTGGTGACAACACCTTCCACAGACGCATTGTTGCTAGCCAGATACTTAACGTAACCCTCGAACGGATGGACATTGCCTACACCCTTACCAAACAGCGACTTAGCCGGGACATTGAACTGGTACACATCACCACTATCATCGCCTTCCAAAAGGATAGAAATCCTACGCTGGAAGCGGCAAGCCCGGCGATCACCGCCGCCCGAACCCTTGGTATTCTGAGTGCAGTCCATGCAGCTTTTCGCCTGTGGGTTCTTGGCATTGGCTTCCGGCTTGTCCCCGAGGTTAGACCAGCAGTCGGGCAGTGTGGCTTCTGCGTTAGGGTCGTACGCCGCCGCGTAATAAGTACGAGAGACCTTGGGCAACGCACCAATGATGATGACGTTAAGCTCGCTACGGATAGCATTACCCATCTGCTCGCCGTTAACCATTTTACGGAAAGTACCGTTGGTGTTGGTCTGAATACGGCGGTTGGTAGATGTAGCAGACACCATAGACCTAGTAAGGTCCGACACCTGCCGACGCGAGGCGGCGGTAACTGCGCCGCCGTTCTTGAAGATACTGACTTCCTTGCTCATTGCTTATTCCTACTTGTTAGATGGTTTGCGAACTTGGATGACAAACTTGCGATCATTTTGCAGACCGGCTGGAAGAACATCCGGGTTCTCCTCCAGAAACTCTTTCATATTGCTGTTGTGGATTCTCTGTTCGAGAAGGTGAGGCACTTGGTGTTGGTTGATAAACTCGTACATTGAACTCCAGTCGCTTGTCCAGTACCGAGACTGAACCCGTCGAGAAACAGTACCGGCAGGGGTCTTGAAGCTATCCAAGTTCTGCGCGTTACAAATGCCAAGGAGTACTGCAGAGGCCATATCGAACTCCTGCTTGATAGGCAGGATAGACGCCTCGAACTCTTCTTCCTTCTGTGCCAGCAGGGTGCGGAGCCTGATGTACTCCTTGATCTGCTCGGTGGTGTCCCCCTTGTCTAGTACTTCGTCGCTCATTGTTCTTCTCCCTTGTGCCCATACCCGCCAACCAGAGGGCCGTGGAACTCCATAATGAGACCGGAGCCAACGGGGAAGCGGATTGACTTGTGGTAGAAGCCGCCCGTGGATTTATGGGTCGTCTCCTTGAACTCGCGCATGGCTGTTTCCATGGCCTTGTAGCTTTCGTGGTCGAGATGGATATATTGGACAGTCATAGTTGCTCCTTTTGATACGTTGTATATGCGCTTGTTATTGGACACTGTCAAGTAGCAGACGCTACTTCCTGTCTGTAAAGGTCGATTATCTTAGAGTGATTTGTGATATTGTCACGTAGCATCCCATAGAGCTTTGCCTCCACCGAGCTACCACATATATGGGTAATCAACATTGGGTTGTGTTGCCCGGGTCTATTGATACGAGCGTTAGCTTGCAAATAAGTTTCGACGGAGGTTACTGGAGCGTACCAGATGATGTTGTTTGCCGCTGTAAGAGTTAAACCATGCGAAGCCGCCTGTGGCTGGATGATAAGCACATGGGGGTGGGGCTTGGTCTGGAAATCGTTGACGATATCGCTTCTTCGGTTGACCGGCACCGCGCCGTTGATGACTTCGCAGGCTACCCCGTTCTTATCTAGGTACTCTTTGAGTAGGTCTATGGTGTGGGTAAAGGGTACGAAGATTAGCGATTTGTGAGAGGCTTCTTCTATTACCTCTAGTACAGCAGCCAGACGGTTCTGGATATCGAACTCCAGTACTTCTCCAGTATCCGTATACACGGCACCCCCGGAGATTTGCAGGAGCTTACTCAGCTTCGATGCTGCGTTGATGGCAGATACTTCTTCGCCCGCAGCACCGATAAGTAGCTGGCTTTTCAATAGCTTGTAGTACTTCAACTGCTGGGGGGTCAGGGGGCAGTCGCGCTCGGCGTAGGTAACTTCAGGGAGGTCAAGGCAGTCTTTGCGCTCAAACCGAATGGCGGGTTGGAGGACTTTGTGGACCACCTGCTCTGACTGGGGTTTCGCCACCCAGCGAAACTTGGATACCTTATACATAACACTATCCCGGAATACCCCGTAGTACTTGGGGGCATTCTCAGGGTTACCTAGCCGTGCCAAACCATAAGCATCCATAGGGGATTGGGCTGCTGGAGTACCTGTAAGGAGCCATAGGCGCGGCTTGGTCTTGAGGACTATCTCCTTGAGGATTTTCCACCGGGTAGTCTGAGCGTTCTTGTAGGCCGTAGCTTCATCAATAACGATAAGGTCAAAACCCCCCGCAATGATATCGTCTTTGACTACACCCACGCCGTCAAAGTTAATGATAACAAATTCTGTGTTCGCCTTAAGTATCTTCTGTCTGGTTTTCGCATCGCCGTGGGCAATGGAGCAAGTACGGTGCATAGCAAACTTAAACAGGTCCTGCTGCCACGCCGCCCGCATAATAGAGAGGGGGCAGAGGACTAGTACCCGTTTGATCTGCTTGGTCTTCAGTAGGTAGTCAGCGGCCCAGATAACGGACGCAGTCTTACCAGTACCCTGCTCGTTGAAGCAGAAAGCTTTGTCGTTGGATACAAGGAAGTCAGCCGTAGTCTTCTGGTGGTCAAACGGTTTGAGCTTGCCAGTCCATTGATACTCGGTGAGGATGGTCATGTAGTAGGTGGCTCCGGTACTGGCATCCAGTGTGTGGCACCCGCTGGCGCTTCGACGGTGTGACCATCATCCCAATCCCAGACTGGCCCCCACAATGGGCTATCACGGTAGTAACCAATGACAACCCCGAACCCAACTTCTGGCAACATGCAGAGCAGCATTTTCGTGCCGTCTAGCGGCGCTGTTTCTATAGGTTGCCAGTTCATTTCTTCTTCGGCTTCAAAGGTTTGTTAGTGACCAGCGCATGTTTGGCAGTACGGTCATAGGAACGATTGTCGTGGGCGCTTTCCACTCGCAGATTACTCCTAACCGTCTTGCCGCCTTTGGTTTCCGGGATGATGTGGTCAACGTCCATACCATCCCCCTTATGAACCTTGCCTTCCGCTTCCATCATACGCCGCGCTTTGTTCCTCTGCGCCCTACGCTTCTTCACCGCTGGGGTACCGTCGTATAGTGCGTATTCGCGTCGATAATCTCTAGCCATGTCTATCTCCTATCTCTCCAATGTTCACAACTCTCAACCGGGCACCAGCCACACAGGCCGCTGGCCTTGGCGTTCCACACACCAGAAAGCATAGCACCTTCAAGGCGATCCAACTCTTTGTTAAATACGCCGAGGTACGTTTCTTTCTTCTTATCTTCGTGCTTCTTATCAATAAGGTCGTGGCTAACCACGTATAGCAGGGCAGACTTGATCTTCTTGACTTCCGGATAGTGCAGAAAGACGGCACCGGCCAAAAGGTCTAACTGCCTAGTATCCGCGTACTTGGCGTTCTTGCTTGTTTTGTAGTCCGCGACAAACGCTTTGTCCCCGTTCAAGATCACTAGATCAGCAATACCCCGCCACCACATGTCCTTATCGAAGAACCCACAGGGTTCATACTCGCCCTCTGTCTTCTTCACACCTAGTTTTATCTCACAGTGCTTAACACCGGGAATAGCGTTTAGTGCGCTTAGGGTTGGTAAGGCGTAGGCGTACTTCTTGGGTAGTTCCGTACCAAGCTTGATATAGTCCTCTGCCGCCTTATGGAAATCCACGCCGTATACAGCCGCTTCGCCGGGGGCATCCTTAACATCCTGCACCACCTTCAAGTGGTAGTATTTCTTCGGACATTGTTCAAAGGTCTTGATGGAGGAGTAGGAAAAACTAACCACTTAACGGCCCCATCCAGTGATAACGAGAACCAGAATACCTATAGTAAGGATAGTTAAATGTACGCAGCAGCCCAGAAGGGCCTTCCTATTTTCATCCCGCATGACCCAGTACGGCTGTCACCAGCCGCTCCCCCCAGATACGCACCATCGCCCTGCGCGACATGCCGCGCCGACTGCTTACCCGAATTAGTTCTACGGACTCTGAGTTATGCCGCAGCATCCGGTCTTCATCCTGCCGACGTACCCACTCCAGAAGAGCCAGCCTTTTCGACTGCGCCTCTTCAACCTTCTCGCCTTTATAAAACTTGCGAACATATTGGCCCATCAATTCTTCTTAGCCTCGGCTTCGAGCAACAGGCGCGGGATACCCGTCATGTCACTGCACAGACGCAGACGATCCATCATCGTGCCCGTCTTGCCTTCCTTGATATACCGCACTGCCGCAATGAATAACTGACGGCGCAGAAAGACCATGCGCTTGAGGCCCTTGGTCTCGTCGTACTTTACGGGAGTTGCTTTTGGTGTTTTTACGAGTTCTAGTTTAGCTTTCATCTTACTCATCCTCTTGGCACTCCCGCAAAACTGCTGCATACCCCATAATATCCACTACGCTATCTTTATGGTTGGGAGTTTCCATAAGGCGCGCGATCTTTAACTGTATCATACAAAGGGCCACCTGAGAAGCAGAAACTGGGCGGGTTAACACTCCGCCCCACAAGTTCGCCGTCCGGTTCATATTCTCTATTGGGTCTCCGTAGGTCTCTCCTCTTGCCGCGATTGTTGCGGCTGCTTCCTTGAGTGCTTCAACGCCTTTTTTCATCTTGTCCTCGGCATAGGGGGCACGAAAGCCACCGTGTTATGGTACGCACAATAGGGGCGCGATACCGTCTTCTTCTCGCTACAAAACCCAAACTTATCCGACAGGGGGTCCCCTATAGGCCACCGGCAATCATCTGCCTCCAACTTCATCATGGCTTCCGCCCCATGAGAAAGTCCATGCTTAGTCCCGATTGGTATATTTATCTTTGCTATTGCTATAACTGGTACAGGTGCGGGTAGTGGCTTAGGCGGTTTGTACTTCTTAGACCTATTAGTGACAGACTGCATACGCACAGGTAGACCCAGCCGATGCACCTTGCCGATAACCGCACAGCGGGTGCAACCTAACCCAGCGGCAATTTCTCTGGACGTGGAACCTTCGGCCCAAAGCACCCTGACCTTGTCTTCTTTTTCCGGCGTCCAGAAACTTTGCATCACTGCTTCTCCTTAGTGGATAGGCTTCCAGAGTATGTGTAGGTGCCGATATGGTCCAGCTTGATAAACGGGTTGGCATACACCTGCATCCCGTATTGTCTCGCCAGTTCGCAGAAGTGCCAGTCTTCTGAAAGAAGAACGCCATCCTTGATACTCGTAGCGAAGAACTCGTTGACCTCTTTGTACTTGAAGTTACCCTCCGCATCCTTATCGGTCCCCGGCCTATACTTAGGTACTGCGCCTTTCAGGTACTCAAACACCTTTCTCTTAATCAGCATGAAGCCTGTGCCGCCATGACGGATTTTGATCCCGCCGTTTACGTCGGACATAACCTCTTCTTCGGCCACGTTCACTACATAAGAACCGGCAAAGTCCTGCAAGTTTTCCTTACCCTCTTTCGCCGCCCGTTTGATGTTATCCCAGTCCACTTCCTTCTTGGGGTAGATGCCACATACAACGTCTTTGTCTACTTGAAGAAGCTTAAGAATACCATCGTGTGGGAACGAGATATCGGCGTCGATGAACATCAGGTAGTCATGCTTGGTCTCTAGGAACATACGCACCATCTCATTCCGTGCCCTTGGTATCAGGCTCTCATTAGTCAAGTGCGCCCACTGAATGGCAATACCGTTGTCGCTAAGGGTCTGCAGATTTTGAAGGAGGCCAGAGACATAAGCCCCAGTACACATACCGCCGTACATAGGGGTGGCGACGAGGATGGTTGGTTTGGTCACTTGGCGTCCTTCTTTTTTACGATGTACTGCATACCAATATGCACTACGTCCAAAGTTTCTATGAACATATCAGAGAAAGCATCGACTGCAATCTTAGGGCGGTGTAGCAAGTCAGATTTATCGCCCCACATATAGTCATCAAACACCATAACTCCACCCGGCTTTAGTAGGGGCCACGACATACAGGCGTCAGTGAGTACGTCCCTAGCTATGTGGCTGGCGTCGATATAGATGAAGTCGAACGTACCCTGTACTTTCTTCATGGCTTCGTAGGTTGTGTCCACTATTTTTACCACGTGGCGGTTCGGATACTTCCTCTCCAATACGTACATATTATTATTGAAGTTATCCGCCACAACATCGAAGTTCAGCGAGTGTTCTTCTCCACCTTCCCACGTATCCACACAAACAATCTCGCCGCCGTCTTCCATCATGTTCTCGACAGTCCAGACAGTAGAGCGCCCTTCAAAGGAGCCCAGTTCAAGAAATCTTTTACGTCCCGGGAGTAGCGGGATGAGTTTCTCCCAAAGTTCTGGTGCCCAGTGGAACCAGTCTTGAGTAAACTTGTATTCGTTGTTCATTTGGGTATGTGCTTTTTTGTAAGTACTTCGTTATATAGTTCGGTAGCTTCGTAGATAACGTCTTTGAGGAAATCCGCAGACATCAACCAATCGTTATCCAAAAGCTCTTGGACATGCCGCTTGTTTGGTTTGGCTTCTTCGTTAGCGGTCCATCTAAAGTTTAATCTAACTATGGGGGTCATTTAAATAGGTCCTTAAGTGGTTTTTCTATAGTTATCTCTGGCATGTTATTTCTCCTCCAGCGCAGCGTCACACATCGCCACCCACTCGCACTCAATAATATCGTTGAGCAACGTCCCGCGCGTGTACCCACCAGCCGGGTGCGCGGCTGATCCGGCGTCCAGCATCTCAGGCGTACAGTCGCGCATGGCGGCAATGGCGGCGCGGGCGCTGTTGATGTAGCCTTCACCAAACTCGCGCCAATGAATAGCAAACAACGCGCTATCCATAGGGCCGCTGTCATTTTCAGCCATAGCCTTAGCCACCCGTTCGATCATGTCCATCAGCACTCTCCATAGCTTTTGCCCGCACCTGCTTCGCAGTTGAGCGGTAGTTCCAGCGCCCAGTCGGGGCGCACACGCATGAACATCTGGATGTTCTCCAGCGCAACATCAACATCACTTTCGGGAACTACGC